AAAAAGAAAGCACCTGCTAAGAAAAAGACATCTAAGTAGTTGATTTAACTGAATAAATTGTATTATAATGCAACCAAACGGAGAACCTTATGACCTTTAGAGAACTTATTAATGAAGTCTTAATCAGGTTGAGAGAGGACACCATTGCTACCGATTGGTCGGGGAATATCAATGATAGTACAACGGTAACTGATTATCAGAAGGTTATCGGCTCACTGATTAACGACTCAAAGAGAAACATTGAAATGTATCACGACTGGTTAGTCCTACGTGAAACTGTAGATGTAACTACTGTATCGGGTACTAGAAACTATAGTTTAGCTTCTGGTCAAGAACTTAAAATACTTAATGTTACTAATCAAGCTACTGGTGGTAACTTAGTACAAGTAAGTAATCAATATATGAAATCTACTAGATACCCTTCAGAGAACTCTGGAGAACCTTTCTATTATTCTTTCAACGGAGCTGACTCATCTAACAACTTAAAAGTTGATTTAGAACCTAAACCAGATTCAGCACAAGTAATCTCTTTTGATATGGTTAAGTATCAAGATGAATTAAAGACAGCTACAACCACCCTTAAAATTCCTGAGAAGGTAGTTATTATCGGTGCTTGGATGAGAGCTGTTGCTGAGAGAGGTGAAGACGGTGGAACACAATCTAGTGTTATTGCTATGGAATATAAAGAGCTTCTTAATCAATCAGTAATCTTAGATTCAGGTAATACTCAATTCGAGAGTGATTGGTATGTCAGCTAATTTACAATACAAACCACTAGACAATGTAGGACTTAACGGTTTAAACCTTCAAGCTAATCCTGCTGCGCTGGACCCATCTTGGTTGACTAAGGCAGATAATATCGTACTTAGAGAATCAGGTCGTATTTCTTTCAGGAAGGGATTAAAGCAGAACGTACTGAAGACTTCAGCTAAGATTGGAGCTTTGATTGAACATAAAGATGGCTCAACTAATAAGATATTCGCAGGTGTAGGTACAAATATATATACAGTTAACTTTGCAACTCCAGATACTCCTTGGACTAATACTTTTGCTACTACTGGTTCAGCTTCAGACTGGCAGTTTATTAACTTTAACAATGGTTGTTATGGTTATCAAGCTGGGCATTCTCCTGTTAAATATACTTCTTCTACTTGGGCAGTAACTACAAATAAACCTTCTGGTGTTACTACGTTTGACCCTAGCTGTGCTATGGGTTACTATGGTAGGAAGTGGGCAGGAGGTATAACAGAAGCTAAAGATGTAGTTTACTACTCAGACCTCCTTCAAGGTGATACTTGGACTGGAGGTTCTTCTGGTGTTATTGATTTAAAGTCAGTATGGGGTACTGATGAGATTGTAGCTATACATCCTTTCTATGGTAAGTTAGTAATCTTTGGTAAGCATAATATTGTTATTTATGATGGACCTGCTGAACCTACTACTATGTCTTTAGATGAAGTTATTAGAGGTATAGGTTGTGTATCAAGAGATTCAGTACAAGCTGTAGGTGATGACTTATACTTCTTATCTTGGACTGGTGTTAGGTCACTAAGTAGAACTACTGAGAAAGATAATGTACCGCTACAAGATTTATCCTTAACAATTAAAGATACAATCACTAGGAACATCTCTCAAGATACTAATACTAAAGCTGTATATGTAGAGAATGAGGGTACTTATATCTTATCATTTGTTGATAAGAATATTACTTATGTCTTTGATATTAAGCACGAGACACCTTCAGGCACACCTAGGTTAACTACTTGGTCCTTTGATGGAGATAGAGAACCTGCCAGCTTTGCTTATACTGAGTCTAAGGATTTACTTGTAGGACAACAAGCTGGTTCAGTTGCTACCTATGAAGAGTACTATGATGCAGATTATGTAAGCGGAGGTACTTATACATATACTTCTTATACTGGAGGTTTTAAATCTACTTGGTTAGACTTGGGACAAGGAGCTGTAGCTTCTATCTTAAAGAAAATCAAGGCAGTTATCTCAGGTGGTTCAGGAACTACTATTGGTGTTAAGTGGTATAAAGACTTTGGTGTATCTCCTTCTAAAACAACTAACTTCTTGTTAAACCCTGGTGGAGGTACGGCAGCTTTATGGGGAGCTAGTACGTCTTTATATGGAGCTTCTACTTTTACTCCTATATTTGGTATGAAAGAATATAACATACCTCTAAAGGGAACAGCTAAGCATTTACAGATTGAGATGGAAGGCGAGACCTCTGGATATACAGCATCTCTACAAGATATGACTTTATTATTTAAACAAGGGAAAATACGATGAGTAACTACACAATAGCAGTAGCTTGGTCTGGTAAGGATGCCTTATCGGATTCAGACCCAGCTAAGGTAATTTCAGGTTCAGACTTTAACACAGAGTTTACAGCGGTACAAACAGCAATTAACTCTAAGGCAGATAAGAATGGTTCAGCTTCTGAGAGCTTTACCTGTAACGCTTTAACAGCAACCTCTGGTACGATTACTACAGGAACTGTAACAACTCTTACCTCTACTACAGCTAATATTACTACAGTTGATTTAGGTAACTGGACTATCACTGAAGACTCAGGAGTATTAAAGTTTGCTACTGGTGGTGTTAATAAGATGAAACTAGCAGCTGACGGTACTTTAACTGTAGTTGGAGATGTAGAGGCATACGGAACTATCTAATATGGCAACTTCAGCTTATGAGAATCTAAGGTCAAATATGGGACAGCAGGGGATGCTTACATCTTCTGGTGGTTTCAGACCTTTTGATTATGTAAAGTACCTACAAGGTATGAAGCAACAGTACCCTTGGTTATATGGTGCTGGAGCAGCTGAGGATGTAGTAGAGAATATAGGTGATATTGACTTCACTCCTTCATCTAGTGACTATGATACTGTTACTAAAGGTCCTTTATCTGATAGTGAGAAGGTATTAGAAGCTTACAACTATTATGGATTAAACGATAATCTTATATCAGGTAGAAATATACTTAGTGGTGTGGGAGGTCTTACAGGGTTTGGTTTAATTACTGATGCTCTTAATGCTTATGGTGATTACTCTTATGGTATTAACCCTACAGCTAATGTTACTGGAATGCTTGGTGGTGTCATAGGTTCTAAATTAGGACCTGACCCTATGTCAGCTAAGACTTATCAAGAGTATGTAAAGAATATGCAAATGAAGGCAGCTCAGGGTGCTTTAGGTGATTTAGCTGGTAGAAAAGTAGGTGAATACGCTACAGGTAATAAGATAGGTGACTGGTACTCTCCAGAATACTTTGCTGATAAGTACTCTAGTTATAATATGCCTGGAAGTTGGTTAGCTGAGAGAGAATTAGGTAGAGAGTTCCCTGAATTAGATAGAGAATCTATTGAGTTTCAAATGAAGTATGATGATATAGTTAATCAATATACAGATAACTTTGCTCAGAACAGAGGTTTAACTGAAGAAGGTAGAGAGTTCCTTAATAAGTCTTCTTTAGAAGAAGGATTAGACTGGAAGGGACAAGAGATTGAAGATTGGACACCATACGATAAAGTTGCTGAAGAAGCTACTGGTATGCTTTGGTCTGGTAATAGAGGTACTTATGATGTACCTAATGAAGGTGAGAGAGAGATTTGGGACTATGAAGCTCAGAAAGATATATGGAGAGACCAGTATAGAGATGAGTTTAATATTGAGAAGAACCCTATTAAAGTAACACCTTTAACTAGACAACAACAATTAGAAATATCTCAAGGTCCTGACCCTTATGGTAGAGCTTATGAATCATTTGGTTCAGAGGGAGATACTACTTGGAGAGATGACCAAGGTACTGTATGGCATAGTTCTGATTATAATTGGAATACCACAGATGGTGGAGCTAGTGATGTAGTAAGTAGTACTCACTGGGATGATAATTTAGGTGAATATGTTTCTAACGATACTTGGAGTTCGTCAGACAATAGTTCATCAAGCAATAGTAACAGTGGATTCAATGATAGTTCACATAACTGGAATTAAGTAAAGGAGAAAGATTATGGATGATTGGTTTTCTACAGGTTGGTGGGATGACTGGGGTAAAGATGCCGCTGGAATAGGAGCTACTTTAGGTGCTGGTTACTTAGGTTATAAAGCAGCTGGTCAAGCAAGTGATGCCACAGAGAGAGGTTTCCAAGCAGCAGCTGAACAATCTATGCCTTGGTCTGGTGGTGGTTTATTCGGAGCTACTAGCTTTGACCCTACTACTAGAACTTATCTACAAACTCTTTCTCCTGAGTTACAGACTGAGTATGACCAATATCTTAAATCTGCTGGAGTTAATAGAGGTCAAGTAGCTGCTTTAGGTGCTGACCCTTATGCTGCTGGTAAGAAGTTCTATGAACAACAGAAAGCTATTTATGCTCCAGAGCAAGCTAAACAACGTCGAGAGATGGAGAATAGATTAGTTGCGCAAGGTATGTTTGGTTCTACTGGTGGAGGTCAACAAATGAATGCTCTATTAGATGCTCAAGCACAACAAGATGCTCAAGCACAGATTGCTGGTTTTGATAAAGCTCAGGGTCTTATCGATACTTACAGAGGGCGTCAAGCTGCTGACCTTGGTATGGTTGAATCTCTTGGTTTACTACCTCATAAGTACGCTATGTTAGGTAGAGGTTTAGGTTCAGACCAGAGTAATATTGCTCAAGCAGCTGCTAAAGCTCAAGCTACAGCTGCTGGGACTATGGCAGATGCTACGGCAGCTGGTGCTACTTCATTCGCTAACCAACTCAACTCTAGGTGGGGTGGTTACGTTCCTGGTAAGACTACATAGGAGACATTATGGAATATCAAACATTAGCAGATATAAGAGCTAAAGAAGCTGAAGCTAGAAGGATTCAAGGCAATGCTTTAGCTAATATGACTCCAGGTAGAGGTATTGTATCTTCAATGTCTCAACTAGGAGGTATGTTAGGTGGACAAGTAATGGATGCCTTTGGTCAATACTCTCCAGAGCAACAGAAAGCTATGTCTTTAGATAAGATTCTAGGTTCAAGACAAGGTCCTCCTAAGACTCAAGAGGAAGCTGATGCTTTAGTTAATGAACTAGCTCAAGCTGGACACGCTCAAGAAGCTAGACAAGCAATGCTTAATTGGCAGAATGACCAACAGACTAGGTTTAAGACTGATAAGATGGAGATGGAGAATAGAGCTTTACTTCAACTTCCTCAATTAGAAGCTGAGTGGAACTATGGTACTGCTGGTAAGCAATTTAAACAAGGATATGCTAAGAAGTGGTTAGGTCTTAAAGATAAAGACTTAGTTAATATTAACTCTGAAGAAGATATTATTGCTGCTATTGAGAAGTTCTCTGGTGGTTTAGATACTTCTGATGGTAGAGCTAAATACACTAAGAAAATGAAGCAATATGAAGCAGCTAAGAAGACAGCTAAAGATGCTTTCCTAGGTAAGAAGTACAGGAAAGATGCTTTAGGTAAGAAGTCTGAAGGTTTAGATTTAACTGCTCCTGCTACTGAGAAATCTGTAGAAGAGAAGTTCCCTGATGCTGCTGCTACTAGACATAAAGTATTAGGAAATACAGCTACTTATGATGATAAAGTACTTGCTCAAACTGCTGGGTTTGCTGATACTCCAGGCGTAACTCAGGTTAATCCTGATGACGCTGGTTTCTGGAGAGAGAAACAAGAGTACCACGCTAAACAAGACATTATGAGACAAGTAAGTGCTGCTCGTGTTAAAGCAGCTCCTGTTGCTTTCTTTGGTGATTTAACACTTAGTCCAGCTGAGTCTAAACAAGACAAGATTAATAGAGAAATTGAAGCTTGGACTGATATGGCATTAGAACCAGGCGGTTACTTTTATATGAATCCTGATAAAGTACAAGCTTATGTAGCAGATGTACACGGTTTCTATAAGAACTTACCACCTAAAGATAAACTTAAAGCTAAGAAAGCTGCTAAAAAAGCTGAGAAAGAAGCTAAAAAGGAAGAATAAATGTCCTACAATCCAGCGGATTACAACTTTGATTACAAAGTCCAGGAAGCTTATGACGAGCTTCAGAGAGCTGGACAACCTGACCCTTTAACTTTTGGTGAGGGTTTTACTTTCTCTGATGTAGTTACTGGAGAGAAAGGATTTGGTGAATGGGCAACCTCTGGTTTAACTGGTTTATTCTTAAGTGGAATAGCATCAGATGATTCTCAGAATGAATGGTTTGTTCAAAGACATTCTATTGACTTCGGTATTAAAGAACTAGAAGAGAGAAAAGCTGCTTATGAGAAAGCTGCTGAAGCTGGTATGAAGTTCTCTCAAGAGCAAGTAGATGAATACAATGAGATAGGTGAGAGGATTGATTTAATAAACTCTGACTTATTATATGTTGCTGAATCTTTAGACGGTAATATGGATGCTGTTATGGATGAAGGTGGTAACTCATTCAATGACAGATGGGGTGTTGATAAAGAAGATGATGAAGGTCTAGGTAAGTTCCTAGAATTACTTTATGATAATCCTACTTACATTGCTGGTGTCTTAGCTGATGAAACATTAAAAGACTTACCTTTATCTGTTCTAGCTTACTTTGGTTTAGCTGCTAAAGGTGCTTCAGGTGTTAGTGCTATTGATAAAGTTATTAGAACTATCAATGGTATTAAACCTAGAGCATTAAGAGGTTTAACTATTGCTGGTGCTGGACCTGCTGTAGGTGCTGGAGCTGGAGCTGGTTATGAGTTAGCTTATTCTTTATTAGAGCAAGGCACTCCTAATGTTGAGCATATTGAACAAGGTGCTTTATTTGGTGGTGCTTTTGGTATCTTAGGTTCTGCTGGTTTAGCGTTTAAAACATCTAAGATGTCTAAAGGTAAAGCTAAGACTAAGACTGTAGCTGATGTTGAGATGATAGGAACTACAGTAGGTAAGACTAAACCTAAGTTTGAAGATGTAGCTAAAGCTAATGAAGCTGCTGCTAAAGCTGCTGAAGATATGGAGAAGCTACTTGAGTCAGGTAAGAAAGCTAATGAAGAGAAGAAACTTGAACAGCAAGCTGAAGACTTAACTATCTTAGATAAGTACATTCAACGTACTGAAGAACGTACTAATAAGAGTGGCAATCCTTTTGAGACTCTTATCGATGCTGAGAAGCGTGAGATGATTACGTACATTGATAAGAAAGCTTTAGAGTTTGAACGTAAGAGTGTAGTTGATGAGCTTAGACAACAACTATTCTCTGGACAGAATAAAGATTTACTTAATACTTTAACTCCTGCTCAATATAGAGTTATTAGAAATGGTGCTGGTTTTAAAGCTATGATGTTAGCTCAAGAGAAAGCTAGGAATGCTCTTAAGATAGAACACCTAAGACAAGGACCTACTAATAAGATTGATGAAACTTACTTAGAAGAAACAGCTAGGAAGATTGTCCAAGAAGAGTTAAATAAGATTGACGCTAAGACTGCTCTGCCTAATAAGAGTGACTTAGCTGCTAGAGATGTTGAGAAGTTTCAGAATGAAGGACTACCTCCGTTTACTATTGATAAAGACTTAGTTAATAAAGAAGGTACTAAGATGCTAGCTTCTACTAACAGAGAGGGTTTAATTAAGATTAACCCTGTTAAGTCAGCTAGAGAGTTTAGAAGGTATATTCACGGTAAAGTTGAAGGTGCTACTGCTAGACAGAAAAAGGAAGTTAATAAAGTATTAAAACAGTTTGGTTATAACTTAGATTATCAACTTAAAAGTAATGCTGATAGAAATAGATTCTTAGTTCTACACGAGCAATCTCATATCAGACATAATGACATAGCTAATTATCCTAGAAACCCAGATGGTACTATCGATCTTATGGATGATAGAGCTATTGATATTGAAGTTAGAGCATCTATGGAAGCTTTACACGATATGGGTATTGGTCCTATGAATGAAGCTGAAACTATTGCTTCTAAGAATATCCAAGCTAGAAGACAAACTAAAGGTCAGAAAGCAGGTATAGCTAAAGGAGAACGAGAGACTCTTAAAGGACAAGGTAAGTTCGGTAAGTATATTGAAGCTAATCCTAAGAAAGCAATGCTAGGTGCTGCGGTAGCTGGTTATGCTATGTCTGGAGATAATGAGAATGAGTTCTATGGTCCTGTCTTAGCTGCTGCTTTAGTAGGGTTAGGTCCTAAAGGTTATAAATTAGTTAACTCTCAAGCATTAGGTAAGTCTGCTATGAAGGTTAAGATTGCTATCTCTAAAGGTATTGAAGACTTCTCTGCTAATGCTAAGTTATTAGATATGCAAATGCAATATCTGATTGAAGAAGTACAAGATGTGTTTGAAGACCCTAAGAGAGGTGAAGCTTTAATTGACTCTATTGAGAAAGGTTTAAAAGGACAAGCATTAAAAGATGTATTAACTGATGCTGAGATTGTTACTCAAAAGAAAGTTATCTCTATGCTTAAGATTATTAGAGACCAAGCTAAAGAAGTAGGTATCTTAAAGAATAAGGATGGCAATGCTTTAACTTTGGAAGCTAAGGACTTTAAGAAAGGTGAAAGAGGAGCTGTGCTACAGAACTACTTCCCTCACTTATTTGTTAATGAGATTGATGATAAAGTTATTCAGAAGTTAGTTAAGACTTGGGGTGATGATGACTCAGTACACGGTAGAAAGAGAACCTTAAAAGGCACTGTAGCTGAGATTAAAGCAGCTAATGAAGGTATTGAGATTGTTACTGACCCTGCTCAAGTTCTATCTTTATATACTCAAGCAATGACTAGAGCTATCTACGGTAAGAACTTAACTAACTCTATGATGAAGTTAGATATTAGTTCAGTAGGTAAAACTATGCCTGCTATGATGTCTATTAAAGCATTCCAGAGCTTAAAGAAGACTGACCCTAAGGATGGTGGTATTAGTAAACAAGATGCTCTACATTACGAGTATTTTGAACATCCTTCTTTAGAGGGTTATGTAGCTCATACAGACGTTAAGAACTTATTAGATGACCAGTTTGCTGTAATGCGTAAAGGTGGTATGTCTGATGTTATGGAGAAGACTTTAAAACTTAACAATGGTTTAAAGAGAATATTCGTATTTGGTTCTTTATTCCACGCTCAAGCGTTAGTTATGTCTGCTGCTTACTCTATGGGTGTTTCTGGAGCTATTAAAGGTATTGGTGGTAAAGGTAAGCTAGGAGCTAAAGCAACCTTTAAGAAGGAAGATGGAACTACTGAAACTAGAGAAGTGTCTTATAAAGACATTGAACTAGGTACTGGAGAGTTTAGAGAGTTAGCTGAACAAGCTATTAAAGACGGTTTACAGATTGTTAACATCAAGAGACAAGAGTTAGTAAACCCTGGTAAGGTAGAGATTGATAAGTTCCTTAAGAAGTTTGGTTACGCAGGTGATTTAGCTAACACAGGATTTGAAAAGATTGACCATATCACTTGGGAATATCTACACGATAGATTTAAACTAGCTGCGTACCTTAGACATAAAGAGAAGTTAATGTCTGATGGTATGTTAATGGGTGGTATGGATGAAGCTTCAGCAGGTAGAGCAGCTTCTAAGTTTGCTAATGATGCTTTTGGTTCATTAGATTGGGCTAACTTTACTACTAAGTTATATGAGTATGCTGCTAAGAATCCTGATAAGTTCAGAGGTAAGATAGCTGATAAAGCAGCTCAGTTACTTCCTGTTAATAAACGTAGATGGTTAAACTTAGGTTTGTTTGCTCCTGACTGGACTATATCTAACATTAGAATTATTGGTAAGACATTCTCAGGACTACCTGAAGTATCTAAAGCTTTAGCACGTAGAGTAGCTAAAGGTGACTGGGAATCTAAGGAAGCTCAAGATGTGGTTAAAGCTTGGAATATGTACTCTATGTATGCCTTTAGAGCTGGGGTAACTACATCAGCTATGTACTGGGTAATGTCTGAGATGTTCTCTGATAAAGAACCAAGTATGGAAGGTTTAGCTGACTTCTGGTGGGGAGATAACTCACATAAATTAGATTTAGGTAACGGAGAGTCAATGGTAATCTCTAAACAGATTGCTGAACCTATTCACTGGGTACAACATCCAATACATACATTAATGAATAAAGGTTCAGTAGTACCTAAAACTATTATAGAAGGTATGTTTAACAAACAATGGTTCTCAATGAAGAAAGGATTCCCTATGGGTCCTGCTATTATTGACAAAGATGGTAACTACCATTATCCTAAGTGGTTATTAGGTAAGGCAGTTCCTATTGTAAGTAAACCATTATTTGCTGATGACTTATCCTGGACTGAAAGATTTGAAAGAGTCGTAACTGGTTTCTTTGGTTTCCCTCAATACGGAAAGAAAGAAGGTGGAGATTATTAATTAAACACGGAGAACAAGATGTTAGAAATTGGAAGAAACGATGGTAACTATGAAGTTGCTGAAGGTGATAAAGGTACTGATGAGATGAATGAACAGTTCATCCAAGAATATATAACAGCATCAGAGACAGGTAACTTTAAACAGTTTGCTGAGAACTGGGGTTTAACTGTTGAAGAAGCTCATGAGACAGCTAAACAGTTCCCTGCTTTAGAACAAGTTATGCCATCTGAAGGTTCAAATGAAGTTATGGATATGAACTCTGATAGCTTTAAACCTGACTATACAGCTACAGCTAAGTATGAAGGACCAGGTAAAGATGATGTTACTATTGATACTTCGGGTGATATTGATGCTACGTTATTAGGAATGGTCGGTCCTCAAGGTAAAGTTAAAGTAGCTAAAGGTATGTTTGATGCTGGTAAGAAGTTAATGTCAACTAAAGGTGGTAAAGTTTCTGACTTGTTAATGAAACCACCAGGTATCGGTAAAGGGGTAGCTAAGAAGGTAGTTAAGAAACCTGCTAAAGTTGCTTCAGAGAAAGCAATGCAAAAGCAATTAGGTAAAGCTATAGGTACAGCAGGTATCGCTACAGCTATTGGTCTATCAGGTAATAGAAACAAAGATGGTGACTTTGTTGAAGCTCCAGTTACAGACCAAGGTGAAGAGTTCTACACAGAACCTACACAACCTAAACCTAAGGTTGACTTGAATGAGATTGCTAGGAATGACCATTCAGTAGGTGAAGAAAACCCTTGGGTTACTAATCAACACGGTTATCATAAGAGACCAGGTCAGAACTTCTGGACTATAGATGACTCAGACCCTTACTGGGATACACACGAGATGGGTACAGGTAATGCCTTTGAAGGTTCAGCACTAAAAGAAGCACCACGTAAAGAGCTAGATTGGTCAGCTTGGTTTTAATTAAGGAGAAGATATGATTTCTAAAGCAATGCGTAAAGCTGTTAAAGGTACAGGCAGAGGTTTAAAAGGTAAAAGAAATGAACAAGGTGATTTTATTCCTTTAGATGAAGACACTATGTTTGATGATGTTATTAAAGAAGAAGGTAATAATACTTTTCAACAATATATCGATGATGCTAAAGAAGAGATAGATGCCATTACTCAAGAAATTCATGAAGTAGAAGTTTATACTAAAGCTGATATGGATAAACAAAAAGCATTGATGAATGAAAGAGCAAAAGTAATTTCCGAGTTAGCTCATTATTTAGAAATCAATAACATAGCTACTCCTAAAGAAATAAGAAAACTATTAGAAGATGCTACTGGTAATCACCCAGATTTTTATGAAGAAGGTGACAAGTCTTTAGATAATTTACTCGGTTAGTTTAAGTAACCCAGACGAATCTAAACTATAAAGTTAATCTTTAATTTATCCAGACCTTGGACATTGTATTGATGTTCGAGGTCTTCTTCTGTACGCTTCATACAACGTTCTAGGTAGTGATTGTAGGCATCATTATAACTACCTCCTGTCTTAGCTACTTTATCTGCGTAATCTTCAGCTAATGCCTCACATATCTCATCTTTATTCATCTTCATCTAATTCCCTTTGAGTGTATTCAATTCTCGGGGACTCAGAGTAATATTTCCTAGCTCTAATCATAACGACTTGCTTGTCATTCTCATAGTAAATACCCTCAAGTGAATCTAAGATAGCT